GATCGCCAAGCTGTTGGGCTCATACTTCCCGATCGGATCGACGCTGGTGACAACCAGGAGGCCGCGAGAAGGCTCATCGACCTGGATGTGGATGATCCGACCGATGTAAGTGTCGGGATCGGGCAACGTGCACGTGTAAGTGGTCCCGAGAGGAATCGACCAATTATGCACTTGATCGAAGTCGGAGGCCCCGACATTGACATTCCCGCTCCGAGCAACCGGGGCGGCGAAGTCGAGCGTCGGGTTCGGCAAAGGCATCGCCTTGAACCAAATGCCGTTCGACGACTGGAATTTGTCCACCGAGCCGGGATCGCTCGCAACACGCTCATAATAGCGCGTGTAGGGCGAGTAGTTGGCGATAGCGACCCAGCTCGCAGCCGGGTTGATGAAAGCCGCTTGGGCCTCGGCGAGAGTGCCAAACACGCGGAATAGCAGGTCGGCTGCCGAGTTTGCGGCTTCCGCAGCATAGACCTTTGCGGACTTGCTGCCGGGACCACCAGGCGCCGAGTCGCTTTCGGCCCAGGCCTGGGATTTGTCGCGAGCGGTTTCCGAAGCACCTTTGGCGGTGTTGGCGGCGCCGGCAGCAGTTTCAGCAGCATTCTTGGCTGTAACAGCTTGCTCAAGGATGCCATCGGCTGCCGCGTTGATTTCGGCGTCCTTGTCGGCGAGGAACTTCCTGACGCTCGGGACCGCAACGCCGCCTGATGTCGTCCAGGAATCCGCTGGCGCACCATTGATAAATCGGTCCATCCGATCTTCGTTGGATTTGAAGCGCGGGATCGCTCCGTCGAGCGGCAGTTCGGCCATGAGCGCACCTATGTTGGATAATCTACTTTATGTTGATTTCTAGGTTAAATAGCCCCGTGAGGCAATGATTTCGTTGATGATGATATCGAGTTGGTTTTCCCAATACGGGAAGGCGTCGAGCGTGATCCCCGAATGATCCAGGATCGCCTGCTCGTCGACCGAGTAGGCAGCCGGCCCATCCTCGACAACGTAAAGCAACTCGGCGCTCGGATTGAGTTGCCTGATCTCGAAATCGAAACCGAATTGCTGCCATTCATCGCCTTTCAGCGACAAATCGCCGGTCGGCTTTAAGGCTGCGCTCGGTATAAAGTAGTCCTTGTTCCGACCAACCGGGTTGTCAGCAATAAAGCGCAAAGAGCCGAGCACTTCCTTGGGTTTGCTCGCGGTTCGAGAAGCCGTGGGCGATTGCCGCCACTCGAAAGTAACGACCAGTTGCGCTCCATCGACCAGAACTTCCGCCCCTGGCAGCACATAGAATCGCCCGTCCGCCTTGCTCAGCTCAAGTTCGTCTTGCGGGTCCAATGGATTCCCATTGACCTCGAAAGTCACCTTTTCGACGTGACGAACGCCGGTCGGGTGATAGGTTTTGCCGAGCTGATAGTATCGCCCACGCTTGACGAAGAAGGTCTCGGTTCGGGGATTTCCTGCCGGCACGCCTTCGAGATCAGCATCATCGCCAAACCACGCTGCCACGTTCTCGGTCGAGATAGCGTCCGTAGTGAATGAACCCGTGAGCTTTTCTCGAACAACGTAGCTGCGAGCTTTCTGAAGATGGCCGCGGCGAGACTTGATGCATTCAATCTCGTCGATATCCCGGCTGAGCGAAAAACCCGTCGTATTGCCGATGTAACGCTCACCCTCGCCAACACTCTGGCCATCAAGAAAGCGGTCGAAGAACACTCTTCCTCGACCGAAAACGATGTTGGAGGGAAACAGCAGCATCAGACGTGGCGCCCTTCGCGGTAGGCCTGAACCTGCTCGCGGATGATTTTGGAGCCGAAGTAGATTGCACCAGCGCCCGCTGCGCCAAGCAGCAGCCACGGTGAGAAAGACAACACCGTATCGGTCAGCGCCTTGAGCTTGCCGGCGCCGTCAACCCAACCGTCGAGATCGAGGCTTTTGAGGACACTACCGAACACGCTGATGCCGGCGAGCCCGGTGCCGCCCTTCTTGAGTGCGTCAGCCATGTCGACCGAGTCTGACTTGCCCTTGAGATCTTCAGCGGTTGCGTTCGCACGGGCGGCTGCCACGACGCGCGGCTTTGCGATCATCAGCGCAGTCAGGAGCTGAGTGTCGATCGTCGGCGTCAGCGGCAGACCAGCGTCGGCGCGGAAAGCCAGGATGGCGCCACTGGTCTTCGAGCCAACATCTCCATCGATTTCGCCGACCTCAGGATAGTTCAGTTCGCGCAGTCGCCTTTGGACGTTCTCGATAACTTCCTTTTCAGGCGCGGTCGCGGCCGGGGCGACCGGGTTGGAATCACCAGGCGACCACGGCGTGTCAGGGATCTTGCGCCACTTCGCGAAGGCTTTGGCGAGCTTTGGCGCATAGTCCGCGACCTTGCCGGGGCCATTGTATACTCGTGCCACGACCTCCCAGCGATGGGCCCGCAGATCGTCGTCAATTCCTGCGGCCACAATAAAGCTGACCATCGCCTCGATGTGGTTTTCCTCGTCGGCCATGAACGCGCGCACCATGGCCTGCGGACTGTCGAAGCCCGCCATTTGGAAATTCTCACCGAGAACCTGGCTGTAGCCCCACGACGCAGCTTTCAGAGCCGCCGTCTCGTTGATCTTCATAGCCGCCGTCAGGCGTGGATAGCTGTCCTTGGGATAGCCCGACTTCTTCCATTTCGCGTATGCCACCCCGGCTTTCACCGCCGCATCGCGCTCAGCCCCCGAGAGGTTGCGGTAGAAGACGTGGGGCTCGAAGAGCATCTTCGGCCGCCCCTCCTTATCGAACCCGGCGCCCGCGGCCTCGACTTCCATGAAGGCGTGCAGCTCGTCTTCACCGACGCCAATGCGATGGCCGATGCGGGGAAGATCGACGTCGTCGAGCTTTTTAGCCGCGCCCTTGAATCCGTTCCATTTGTCGACGGCGGCCATGGTCGCTCCTGAGTTCGAATTTCGCTCAGGATATACCACATAATGTTGAATTTGAAAGACTACGAGCGCGTCAAGCTGAAATCGTACATCTGCGTCGATGGCAGTCCATCACGGATGGATTCCAGCTCAAACCGTAGTGCCCCCGTCAGGCCCAGGGAAACCGTATAACTGGTCCCGGTGAGCCCGGCAGCAGTTGTAAGCAGCGTACCAGAACCAGAGAAGATCCTGATCGTGTAGGTCGTTCCGGCCTCAGGTCCGACGTTCGGCTCTTCATGATCGACAATCTGGTCTTTCTGCAGCAAGCGATCACGATGAGCCCATTGGATCACAAGCGCGCCTGTTACGGATGAGACGTCGAATGCGGGTGTCCCGTTGATCCTGACGCGGCCAGGGGGATAGGGGCGCCCCTGCCGCCCGCCAATGTTGACGGTGTCAACCGGCGCCAGTCCCGAAGCCAGTGTCCCGGTATTGGTGATCGAGAGCATCTTGACGTTGACGCTCTCGCCCGTCGCATATTCGCGTTGATCACTGCCGATCGCATCCACGAGAATGAAGGCTTGCGCGCCCAGCGCGTGGGTCTGCGGAACGGTATCTATGCAGCCGCGGGCAACAGTTAGTGTGCCTGCCACACCACTCGCATCCACCGCGATATCGTCGAGACGCAGCAGCTCGTTGCCGATCTGCATCAACGAACCGACCTCAATCAGGCCCATGTCCACGCCAGCTTCGAACGTTATCGTCGTGTCATAGTGACCAATAGCGGACGCGAGGGTCATCGACGGCGCGAATGTTTGGCGCGAGCGCTCGACAAAAGTGTCAGTGCCGGTTCGCGTGCTGATCCCATAGTTGAGCGTCAACGAAGTCGGCTTGGCGGCGACAGTGGCGATTGCGCCGGAATGGACGTCAAAAAGCGCGAGATCAGACGGCGAGAGGCGATTGAACATGTCGAAGTAAGTCGCTTCACGAGCAATTCGATCAGTGACGATCGACGGCGTCGAATCGGGCGGCACCCACTCGGGCTCCTGCTGCTCGACGAATGCTGCGGACGGAAGGCCGAAAACGTCGATCACCGCTTCAACCGTGATCTCACCACTCGTCGGCGAGCCATCGGTGATCTTGCCAGCGCGCAGGATCAGATTCGCGATGCCCTTGTCGGGCGCCGAGACGCGGAAGACCGCACCTGGGTAGATGCGCCACGCACGGCGATCGAGCTTGACCTTGAAGCGCCTCGTAGCGGTCGTATTGATGCGCAGGTCACGCTGTGCCAGGCGCGCGGCCAGCGTATGGGTTGGGACGCCGGTATAATCGGTTGTCGTGCTGTTGATGGCACCCACGCTTTGGATGGAAGCCAGATTCTGTGCGCGTACCTCGCGATCTTCGTCGCCGAGAGGGGTGTGATATTTGACGATCACCTCGTTGACCGACTTGTCGCGAGCAGCGGTCTCGCCCGAGTCCATCGAGAGAAGCCCCGAGTTATAGTCGAACAACGGGACGTCGGCCGGGACGTAATCGTTGCGGAGCAGCTTGAGCGTCAGAAGCCCCGTCTGGCGATCGACGAAAATGCTGCCGCCAATGTGATCAAGAACGCTCTGTACGAACTCTTGTAGCGTCCCCTGGCGGTTCCAACGCAAGCAGAGGCCGAATTCTTCGTTGTAGAGCGTTATCGCCGCTGCCCGCCAAGCGGCGTTGTCGATGATCTCACGAGGGAATCCGCGACCCCAATCGCGATTGGTCGCGCATTCGTAGAGAATGTGCGCCGGGTTCATAGCCTTGATGTTGAAACTTTCCAGCCATATCGTGGCCAGTGTCGGTTCCCAAACAGGACCGTCCCAGCCGCCGACTGTGCGGCGCAGGCGGAATTTCCACTTCTTCGGATAAGGGTTGAGCGCGCATATTAGGCCGTCGAACAGCGCCACGGCCACGCCTCGGAAATCAGAGACATTCCCACCGACGCCGGTTTTGAGCCAACCAGGGGCGAATTGATCGGGATCGCCCATGAGGAAGGTCAAATTTCCTTCCACGCCACCTTCACCCTTATCGCCGCCGAACACTTGCCCGGCGTTTACGAAATACGTTCCGGTGCCGGTCACGGTTGGCTGATCGAGCGGGAAAATCTCCTTGTCGCCGGCAGAAATTGCCTTCAACTCATCGATCGGACCTCGGCAGAAGCCCATCAAGATCGACATGTAGTAGCGATATCCAATCGTGACGGAGCTACCGCCTTTACCGCCCCCGCCGCCGCTCATCAGCTTCCTCCTCTCGTGCGATCGCGGTGACCTTCAGCGCCATAGCATCACCAGTCGCGTCCAGCTCCTCAGCGGGCTTTCCGTTGGTGAGGAAGTCCGACCAATCGAAGCCGTAATGCCGAAACCAGTCGCGCGCACCGGATGCGCAGAGATTGGCTGCCCTGATGTGCCTGATGTAGACAGTCGTCATTTGCCCGTTGAACTCTTGATCGGCGACGTCCGGTAGTTCCCGTACCAAAGGATGAACCAATCCGGCGACCACACGTCTCCGAACACCACTGCTTGAGGGGTGCCTTCGTTGATCTGCGGGAATTCGAATTCGTCCAGCGACGCCGGTTTGGGCTTCGTCGGTTTTGGCTGCATCAAGGCGCTGATCGCATATGATGCGATCATCAGCGCAATGGCGAAAAGAAATGTCGGCACGAAGGAACCTCAGACGACAGGATTGCCACTGAACGGCGATTTCCCTGGCATCTGTGGGAAGCCGCCATAATTCGACATATTGTTGAATTTCATACAGCCAGAGACGGTTCGATTGCAACCCGGATAGACCGCAATGACCTGTCCGATCCTGAGACCATCGGGGGTTCCCAAAATATTGAAATAATTATCGTAGTGAAACTCAATCGCACGTCGATCCAAAGAACCCTCGATTAATGCAAATTCGAAGAATCCGTTGCCAAAATGCATGTCGGTGAATAAACCCAATGCGTCCGAAACGATAACATTGCCAACTATGTTCTCGATAGTGACCACTACACCGTAAGACGATTTGTTGACTTTGCATTGACGATCATAGAGCGAATAGGGACATTGCCGACTCCACGCCAACCGCAGACCGTTTCTATTGAAAGTTGCGGTCAACGCCTGACAGGTGAACTGCGTGGTCCGAAGTCCAGCCTGTTTCGAACTGCTTACTGTGCCGATCCAAATGATTGGCGCATCGCTTAGATCTTCCGCCTGCACGCGGCGCATTCGAACCCACGTCTCGTCGGATGGTGGCGAAAGCACGAAGAACCGAGCAATCTCCTCGTCGGAGCGCATGGTGATGACGATGTCGCTGCCGGCAGAGTCGTCGGCAAGAGTGACGCCATTGTCCGAAATCTGCGACGCGCGATAGGTACGTTCCGAGACGGGAGCGGCGCCGGGTAGCACCGTGTCAATCTCGTCTGACGAGTAGCGCCAAATCTTCGTACCGATTTGGAATTCATAGAGAAAAATCGGCTTGCTCAAATAGTTCGAGCGTTCCATTACGTCGAATGACATCTCAACTACCTCAGAAGCCAGACGCAACCTGGCGAAGATCGGGAACGTTGCGCATCGTGACCGCTACGGTCGACACGCCAGACTCATCCGTCTTGTGTTGGATCTCGACGACGTCCTGATTCAGGCGCGAGAGAGCCATGAAAGAAATGCGGACGACGGAAGCGGGATCGATGGAGCTATCAAATGGAGCGTCGACCGCTAGAATTTCGCGCCCCTCGGAGATGATCGACGCCTCGATCCGCCGCATGATTAGCGAGCCGTCAATCATCTCGATCATGATATCCTGACGAGACGGTGTCGGGCCGCCGAGTTCGGTGTAGCCGCAAAGCTCCACGGTCAAAGTCTCGTCGCCGTTGCCAACGGGTTGTGCCAATTCCAGATCGTTGAAAAATGTCGGCAACCAGAACGCGCTTTGGCGCCCTCGAAAGGCGTAGATCATGGACATGAAGGCCGCGTGTTCGGCGTAACCTTCGAGGAGCCAGGCATAGCGCTGCGTCGGGAATGCGATGCCGGCGCTATCGTATCGAGACGGGATGCCTGTGCGATTGTCGACCTCTTCGACCATACGTTCATAGGCGTATTCCAATCGATCAACCTCATTGGGCGCGTCGGTCAGAACCGGGAATCCGCGATAGTTCGAGAGCCCCGTGTCAACAGAACCTGCGTTCTGTTCGACGACACGGAATTGCACCTGAGCTGTGACAGCATTGTCGGCCTCGCGCCGCAACTTCGGTTGTTCGGTCAGCCGAGCGCGCTGGACGCGATAGACGATCGTGTTTGCGGGCCATGCCTGTAGGAGGCTTCTGGTGAGATGGACCCCCTCACTATCGACTTCATCGACAACGGCCATTCCGTACTCAAAGAAGCTGTCGTTGCGGAGGAACAGGATGTCTCCAGGCATGAAATTGCTGGCTTCAGCATCGTCGAATGGCAGAAGTCGGTTCTGAGAACTGCTGCCGAGCACAAGGGATTGGTGCCATTGCGGCAGCCACCAGTCGTGCGAGCCATGCTTCATGAGGCTGTTGTCGAGATAGGAGCGCTCGCGATCGATAGCCATGATGCGGAACTCAAGGGAGCGCCGCGGGAACCGTCGCAAGGCACGCCGCTGTTCGGCGCCAGTCGGTGACGTCAGAACATCCGTTTGCCATTCGAGCGTCTCGGTTAAATCGTCGACCCAATTCGCCTCGAACATCCAGACCGGAAGGTTCTCTATGCCATCCTCCCGATAGAAGGGGTTGGAGGCTTTACCATTCGAATCCATGGTGATCGTTACGACGGACGTCGCATGCAGTTGGAGATCGACTTCTGAATCGTTGGTCAGATCGTCGATCGTGCCGACATGCGCAGCGAAGTTCTCGACCCCCACCGCAGACGAATTAAGTACGTCAGCGAGCGTTACGGTCGATTCGAAAACGACCCCGACGTCAGCCGTGGAGATAGAAGTAAGGTTATCAACTGCGCCTACCGCGCCAGCTACTAGTTCAACCTCCGCACCCGCTGTCAAAAGAAGCGGTGCCACCAGGTGAACGGATGACATCTCAAAGTAGGCGTCTGCACCAATGGCGCTGGTGATCGTGAAGAGTCCGCTATGCGACAATCGGTGCTCAGCGACCATAACGGCGTCTGCAGACCAGCTATCAAATGCGACTATCGAAGAGGCGTTCAAACA